TCATCATGTATTTGTATGTGAGCTACAATTCCTTCTTTGTATAATTCTAACATAGATTTTTTTGTCATGTCAGCTGCGCTACCTTGTATTAATTTGTTTAATGCTTTGTATGTGTATGCACGTTTAATCCCTGGTCCATGTTCCGCCAATGCATCTTCGTGTGACATGGCTTTATGCATTCCAAAACTATTTGGTTCCCATAAATGAAACCTGCATAGTCGTCCCAGCAATGTACGGATTTGTCCACGGTCTTGTGCTCTGTTAGATGCTTTTTCCATAAGCTGTTTAACAAAAGGTACTTTACCATGGTATGTATTAAATAGGTCAGCAGCTTTGTCCTTACTTACCCCTAATTCTGCTTGTAATTTTGCTTTACCCATACCATAAAACAATCCTAAGTTAATTGTCTTAGCTTGTGATCTTGGTATCTCTGCCATGTCTGCTACAGTCTGGTGAAAGTCTGAGTTAGCATCATTATTGTAAGCGTCCACCACATCATAAACAGATGGTAATTTGTATAAAGCAGCATAATGCACTACCAGCCTAGGTTCTTGCTGAGAATAGTCAAAACAACCCCATCTATGGCCCTCCTCGGGTATAAATAACGACCTTATCTTAGGTCCTAAGTCTTTGTTACGTGCTGGAATTTGTTGTAGGTTTGGATTCTGGTAAGAGAACCTACCTGTTACTGTGCCACCACCTGCATTTCTTAATTGGTTTATCTCTGCATGTATTCTACCTTTGTGTTCGTATCGTAGAATAGAATCTATAAAAGTTGTGTGTGCTTTGTTAACTTCTCTTGCCTTTGCAATCATATTAACAACAGGGTGTTTGTGTTCTTGTAAAAAGTTTTTTGTAAAACTTGGTGCTTGTGTTTTTTCTGTTCTATCAAACTCTATTTTTAAATTTTCAAACACTTGTGCTATACTACTTGCGGCCCAAATCTGTGGTCTTACATTAGTTTCTTTTTCTATTGCATTTAGTAATTCATTCTCTTCATTAATTAAATTTTTCTTTAATGTGTGTGCTGCTTCTACATCTACTCTTACACCCTTAAATCTCATGTCAACAAGACAAGGAAATAAATCTGTTTCTAAATTAAAAACAGATTCTAAGTCTTGCGATATAATTTCTTTCTTCATCTCTTGCCATAAACCAAACGTAGCTTCTGCATCACGTTCAGCATAACTACCAACATTTAATGATGGTAATTTGTACATTTCTGATTTAGGATCTATGCCCCATTCAGCTGCTGCTTCTGCAAGTGCAGCTTCGTTTTTACCAAAACCTAAATACTTCCATGATAAACTATTGAGATCATATCTAAATCTATTCTCATCAGTCACAGCTGCGGCTATCATTGTATCAACAATCATACCATTTATAGTTAGGCCCATAGCTTTAATCCAACATACATCGTACATTGCATTGTGAAATATTTTAGTTGATTCTGTTTTAAGAATATCTTGAAACCATTCTAAAACTTTTTTACGATCCATGTTGCCACCACCTTCGTGTGCAATAGGAAAATATCCTTTGTAATGTGTTGTTGCTACAGCTATTCCTATAACTTCTCCATTACCTATAATAGATCCAGATCCTTTTTTAATTAAGTCCGGGTCTTTTGTTTCTAAGTCAATTGCAATTTCATCAACCTGTCTAAGGTCTGGAAATTCTGTGGGTATTACCCATTCTGTTTGTGCACTAAATGTAGGTATTTTCATAACATTAAATAACAAAGAATTAATAAACATGTGAACAACCCCATGTAGTGAGGTATATGATTATTTGGTTCCATAGTCCCTTTCGATTATCATTTCTATAAAGTGTATTGCTTTTTCCAAGTCTTGTTTCTTTCCTTTATCGCGATGTCGTATTATGTATTTTATAGCACAACCTTCTGGATATAACAACTCATTCTCAACTACAAACTTGCTTGGTTGAATTTTGTATTTTTGATAATGTGACCCTCCGTGTTGTTTATCCCAAACTTTCGATGTCATAACCTTTGTCCTCATATTTAGCTGTTAATATATATAGATTTTGTTTTGTACGTGTTACACCCACATACCAAACCCTTTGTTCTTCGTCGTACTTATCTTCACTTCTTTCTATCGCGTCTCTTATTTTTTTTGTGTTGTCTAAAATTAATAAAACATTTGTAGCTTCTCCACCTTTTGCTGCGTGTATTGTAGATAGTTTTACTCTTGCAGGTTTAGATAACTCTTCATTTAATCTTAACATTTCTCTAATGTACAAACTTTCTTCCGGATCTGTTTTAAAAACATCAAACCAACGTTGTGTTTTTGAATAACCCCATTCAAATAAATCATACATTCTTTCTTCTTTAGGTGCTTCTTCTTCTAAAAATTCAAATAGATCTTTTATCTCAGACAAAGATAGTTTGTCTCCATTAGTCCAGCGAGTGTAGTCCTGTATCGATTTATACAATCTTGTCTTATAACTCTTTCTACCTTTTATTTCAAAGTAAATAGCCATATCTTTTAATATTGGTTTTAATTTTGTTAGTTTATCATTTGTTCTTGCAAGTACTAGCCAATCACCATCATGCAATGGTGCATCTTCAATTGAAGTTATATGATTCGCGGTCCCTGCTTCCGGACGCGGTGCCCATAGTTTTTGAATTTTACGGTCATCTGGTATTCTACTTAAAATTTGATGGGCTATATGTTGTACCCTCATCGGTACCCTGTAAGATTGTGGCAAGATTATGTCCTTAGCCGGTTCATCTTGAAATCTTTTAACATCTGCACCAGCCCAGCCATAAATAGCTTGATCATCATCACCAGCTAGTATAACATATTTAGAGTTTTTCTTAAGTATATCGTACATTTTCCACTGTATTGGCGATAAATCCTGCGCTTCATCAACGAATATTACATCATATTTCGGACACAATTCTGCCACATTAAATCTTTCAATCATGTCTGTAAAATCTACCAGGCTATATGCCTGCTTATAGTTATCTACTTCATCTTTTAAAATTTGTAACTGATGCTTGTCTATGTCTTCTGAATACATATCTGTATTATATTCTTCCTCAATAGATACGTTCTTAATCCTTGCTGCATTAATAATGTTAAAGTATTCACTATTAGAATCTACAAAACCTGTTTTTTCTTCTCCATTAGAATAAACTGTAACCTCTATACCTAGTTTTCTGCCTATGTCTTCGTAGTGTTCGTCCTGCATTACTTGAGCTTTTTTCATACCTAGTTGTGTAAATGCTAATGAATGTAATGTTCTAAAATATTTTAAATCTTTTCTTTGTAGTTTTGGGTATGCATCTAACATTCTGTCAATAGCTTCGTTAGCAGCTTTAGTTGTAAATGCAAAATAACCTATCTTATCAATAGGTGTACCTAGTTTAACAAATGTTTTTACATACTTAATAAGTTTGGTTGTTTTACCTGTACCAGGAGGACCCAATATTTTTCTAATCACATTATCTCCGTGTTATGTTTTATTTTAGTATGGTTTATTTCTATGTCTTCAAACTCTTCTATACTTATCATTACAATATTTTTTGTAGGTGTATTGTATTTACCTTTTTCTTTTGTTGGATATCTTTTTTGTTCTAAAAATTGTATGTCACATTTTTTGTAATTAGTTTTCATCATTACACCTGTTTTGTCTTCACCATGCTTCCAGTTTTTAGATCTTAGTTTGTCGTAAAATTTGTCAAACTTAAAGTATGCATAGCCGTCTTCTATCAACACAGTTCCAGATTTAAATGCTGCATCGTTCATAGCTTTAGGTCCATTTATTTTTGCATGTAATACATCATGTAGTTTTTCTTTTGGTGATGTACCTACAGGAGGGTTAATTACTTTTTGTGTTTGAAACAATGCTTCTAATACTGTTTGGTCTTCTGGTGCTTTTATAATTGGTGGTGGAAATCCTGCAGCCTTTGCTATTGAGTTCCTACGTTTACGTTGGTCTGTTACATGCTCGATTGTTTTACAATGTACTGTTGCTTTACCAATACCATCTGGTTTAGTCACATCAAATTCATATTCTGGATCTGGTTCTATGTCTATCTTTCTCAGGTTTGTTAACACAGGGTACTGTCCTTTAGATCCTGCAAGTATTCCAAACTTCTTTTTTACACAAATACCTTTCTTACAAAAATCACTAAGAGGACTTTGATTACAAGTATAACCTTTTTCCGATCTATTCCATGATCTTGTTTTTTGTTTTAGTTTATTGTCATCCCATGCGTTTGCATGTTCTCTTGCAAAATATTTTACCGGTGCATTTTTTACTTTCTGTTCCCACGTATCTGGGTATTTCATTTTAACAAACACATGATAATTATACATAAATCTATCTTTGCCATCAAAATTATTTTGATTAGATATTTTAGATATCAAAGCAAGACAAGGTGGTCCTTCTAAAAAATCTTCATCTACACCTTCCATAGATTGTTTTTCCATCTCTTCTGTCAAAGATTTTAAATCGTCAGTTGTAGTTATGTTTGCATCTACTACTTTTATAAATTGTTCTAATGTAAAAAATGTACCATCAATGTTAATAGCTCTACGCTGTCCACCATAGTAAGGTAGATTAATAAACTGTCCTGGTTTTATAATCCCTGTTTCCGGATCCTTGGTTAGTTGTGTTTGCTTTGGAAATATTTCTGTATCTGGTTTAAGATTAAACAAAGGTAATAGGTTGCTTAAGAATGATACAATAATTGTTGATTGTACAAACTCATTCATAAATAAATATAAATGTAGTCCACCGCTTTTAGATTCAATAGGTATAAGTGGTAGTTTGTATTGTTGAATTGTTTCTAAATAAAATTTTTTATCAAAGTTTTCATATTTTTTAGGATCTATATCTATTACTCCAAACCTAGCATCACCACTTTCATTAGTAGGTTGTATACCAACAGATACTTTACCTTCTAAATGTTCTTGATAAATTGTGTCTGTAAATTCTTCGTATGTCCATCTGTAATTAGGTTTTTGCTTTCCGCTTTCTGGGTCAACAATTGCGTTGGTCCAATCTGCGATTCCATACGCATGTCTATAGCCATTAAATATTTTTATATATTCTTGCATAGTTATCCTGTCTACATGGGCCACTTAGTCTCCCTTATGGCCCATGCTGTGCACATACCCCGTAGGGATTATATAATGCTGCTACTTTCCGCTGGTTTCTGTTCACCATGCTTCGCTTTCACTGCACCTTTAGAGATGCTTTCAGAAAACGATTTAGCTTGTTGATAGATACTTGCGTCAGTAATAGGACCAACTTTACTTACTTCCCAACCAAACCATGTGCCTTTATCATTAGACATTTGGGTAGTCTTTAGTTTGTAAATGTGGCTAAAAGATGCCGGTGTATATAAACCGTTTTTACCTTTTAGTTTTATGCCCGACATCATTGAATTCCATTTTCTACTAATTTTTAATTGAGTAGATTTCATAGAGATCAACGCAGTCGATGGACTGTCTCCAGTTATGATCACAAAGTGTGATGCAGTCTTGTCAATATAATTACCATTAGGTAATCTATCTTTATAGTTTGCATCCGCTTTTGTTTTAGACATGATATCAGATGAAGAATCATAAATTGCAACAGGTGCACCTGGTCCTTCTCCTCTATCTTTCCATTCGATGTATTCGAGTTTGTAAAAACATGGAATTACATCTATGCCTTTTAC